GGTATCTCGACGGGGGACTTCCAGGAGGCGCTGGCCGCGATCCTGGGGAAGGACGCGCCTAACCTGTCGCCGAGTGTGGTTTCGCGCCTGACCGGGGAGTGGCAGCAAGAGTATGACCGCTGGCAGCGCCGCGATCTCTCGGCACGTCGGTATGTCTACATCTGGGCGGACGGCGTCTACCTTCAGGCCCGAATGGAGCCTCAAGCCGAGTGTATTCTGGTCATTCTCGGGGCCACGCCGGAAGGAAAGAAGGAGGTCGTCGGCTTCCAGGTCGGTGTGCGTGAGAGCGCGCAGAGCTGGCGCGAGCTACTCATCGACATCAAGGCCCGCGGCCTTGCCGTCCCGCCGGAAGTCGCGGTTGGCGACGGGGCGATGGGGTTCTGGAAGGCGCTCGACGAGGTCTTCCCGGGCACCCGTCATCAGCGGTGTTGGGTCCACAAGATTGCCAACGTCCTGAACAAGTTCCCGAAGTCCATGCAGCCGACGGTGAAGGGTGACCTTCGCGAGATCTGGCAGGCCGACACCCGCGTCGCGGCGAAAACCGCCATGGACACCTTCTCCGCGAAATACGGGGCCAAATACGAGAGGGCGGTCACCTGTCTGACGAAGGACAAGGAAGCGTTGCTCACCTTCTACGACTTCCCGGGGGACCACTGGGATCACTTGCGAACGGGCAACCCGGTCGAGAGCGTCTTCGCCACCGTTCGGCACCGAACCGTGCGAACCAAGGGGGCGCTGTCGCAGAAGACGGCGAAGCTCATGGTCTTCAAGCTCGTTCAGGCCGCCGCAAAAACGTGGCGCCGCCTGAAGGGCGCCAATCAGTTGCCTTTGGTCATCGAAGGCGTCACATTCACCGACGGTGTCGCCGAGAAAGACACCGCAAACCGCGCCGCTTGATCAGGCTGCGTCACCCAGATTCCAGCATAGCTCTCGGTGCAGTCGCACAGGTCCAAAGCTTTGCCGTGTCGGTCACGCAGGATTATCCCGACCGATGGTTCGAAGGTGGCATCTTGCGCGTCCAGACGGGCGACGCTGCGGGGTTGACTGCCGCCATCAGGACCGACCGACGCAAGCCCGGCCAGCGCGATGTGACACTCTGGGATGGTCTGAAGGTCGCTTTGGCCGCGGGCGACCGGGTGCGGCTGACAGCAGGCTGCGACCGGCGGGCCGAGACGTGCCGCGTCAAGTTCGACAACCTTGTCAACTTTCAGGGATTCCCCGACATGCCCGGTGACGACTGGCAGGCCACCGTGCCGCGCCAGTCGCAACCGGCCACGGGCGGAAGCCTTGTGCGATGACCGACTTGGTTGCCGTCGCAAGGGCGTGGATCGGGACGCCCTACGTCCATCAGGCGTCATGCCGTGGTGCGGGCTGCGACTGTCTGGGGCTGATCCGTGGCGTCTGGCGTGACCTGAATGGATCAGAGCCGGAAGCGGTGCCTGCCTATACGTCCGTCTGGGACGAACCGCAGGGGCAAGAGGTGCTGTGGCGCGCCGCCCTGCGTCACCTGCGCTGTGTCACGGATCAGCCGTTGCAGGACGGACAGGTGCTGCTGTTTCGCATGCGGGACGGCGCCGTCGCCAAGCATCTGGGGCTGGTGTCGCAGACCGGTGCCAACCCTGCCTTCATCCACGCCTACACAGGCCACGGCGTGGTGGAAAACCCGCTCTCGGCCCCTTGGGCCCGCCGCATCGTGGCGCGCTTTTCCCTGACCTGAAGGATTACACAGATGGCGACGATCGTTCTCTCTGCCGCTGGCATGGCCGCCGGCAGCGCCCTTGGCGGGTCGGTTCTGGGGCTGTCCTCGGCGGTGATCGGGCGGGCCGCCGGGGCGGCGCTGGGCCGCATCATCGACCAGCGCCTGCTGGGATCGGGCAGTGACCCGGTCGAGGTCGGCAAGCTGGAACGTTTTCGCCTGAACGGTGCAAGCGAAGGCATGGCCGTCGCCCGCGTCTATGGCCGGATGCGGGTTGCGGGGCAGGTGATCTGGGCCACGCAGTTCGTCGAGACAGCAACCACCACCGGCGGCGGCAAGGGCCAGCCCGTGCAGCCGCAGGTGACGGAATACAGCTATAGCGTCAGCCTTGCGCTGGCGCTTTGCGAAGGGACGATCACGCGGGTGGGGCGCATCTGGGCGGATGGAGAAGAGATCGCGCCCTTCGATCTGAACATGCGCGTCTACACAGGCACGGATGACCAGTTGCCCGACCCCAAGATCAGTGCAACCGAAGGCCCCGATCATGTCCCTGCCTATCGTGGCATCGCCTATGTGGTGATCGAGGACCTGCCGCTGGGCCAATTCGGCAACCGCGTGCCGCAGCTGACCTTCGAGATCATGCGCCCCAGCGCAGAGGATGCAGCCCCCGAGGTCGCGGACATGGCGCGCCAGATCAGGGGCGTCGCCCTCATCCCCGGCACCGGTGAATACGCGCTTGATACCGAACCCGCCTATCTGGGCGAGGTCGAGGGCGATCAGGTTGCGATCAACGTCAATGCGCCCTCGGGTGCGACAGACTACGTGACCGCCATTACCGCGCTGACCGGCGAACTGCCCGCCTGCGGATCGGCCTGTGTGGTCGTGTCGTGGTTCGGGTCGGACCTGCGCTGCGCAGAATGTGACGTGCAGCCCAAGGTGGAACAGGCCGAGATCGACGCCCCCGACAGCCCGTGGTAGGTTGCTGGCGCTGTCCGCAGCACGGCAGGGACGGTGCCGCAGGACAATGGCCGTCCGGTCTATGGCGGCACGCCCTCGGATCAAAGCGTCATCCGGGCGCTGCGCAATATGGCCGCCAAGGGGCTTCGGCCTGTCTTCTACCCTTTCATCCTGATGGAACAGATGGCGGGCAATACGTTGCCCGACCCGTGGACCGGCCAGACGGGACAAAAGCCGCTTCCGTGGCGGGGGCGGATCACGCTGGACCGCGCACCGGGACAGGCGGACACGACCGACCGGACAGAGGCGGCAGAGGCCGAGGTGGCCGCCTTCATGGGCACCGCGCAGCTGTCTGATTTCACCCGCGACGGCGAGGTGCTGACCTACAGCGGCCCGTCCGAGTGGCGTTATCGCCGGTTCATCCTGCATTACGCCCACATCTGCGCCATCGCAGGCGGGGTCTCGGCCTTTTGCATCGGATCGGAAATGCGCGCGCTCACCCAGATCAGGGGCGTGGGTGACAGCTTTCCTGCCGTTGCAGCCCTGCGCCAGCTGGCGGCAGAGTGCAGTGTGATCCTCGGGCCTGACTGCAAGATCAGCTATGCCGCCGACTGGTCGGAATATCACGGCTACCAGCCTGCGGGCACGGCGGACAAGTATTTCCACCTCGATCCTCTCTGGGCCGATCCCAACGTCGATTTCATCGGCATCGACAACTACATGCCCCTCTCCGACTGGCGTGACGGCGACGATCACGCCGACGCGGTTGCAGGATCGATCTACAACCTCGATTACCTGACCGGCAATGTCGCAGGCGGCGAAGGCTACGACTGGTATTACCATTCGGACGATGCCCGCGCGGCGCAGATCCGCACGCCGATCACCGACGGAAACGGCGAGCCCTGGGTCTGGCGCAACAAGGACCTGCATGGCTGGTGGGCCCACCGCCACCATGACCGCATCGGCGGGGTGCGGCAGGCGCAGCCGACCGCGTGGCAGCCGCAAAGCAAGCCGTTCTGGTTCACCGAATTCGGCTGTGCCGCGATCGACCGGGGCACCAACCAGCCCAACAAGTTCCTTGATCCCAAGTCCTCGGAGTCGCTGTTGCCGCGCTATTCGGGTGGGATGCGCGACGACTTCATGCAGATGCAATATGTGCGCGCCGTCTATCGCCACTTTGGCGATCCCTCCCGCAATCCGATGTCGGACGAATACGCGGGCCGGATGCTGGATATCAGCCGCACCCATGTCTGGGCCTGGGATACGCGGCCCTTCCCGGTCTTTCCGGGAAAGACGGCGCTTTGGTCGGACGGGCCGAACTATCATCGCGGGCATTGGCTGAACGGGCGTGCCTCGGCGCGGACGCTGGCCGGCGTCGTGGCCGAGATCTGCGAAGGGGCCGGTATCACCAGCTATGACGTGAGCCGTCTTTACGGTGTCGTGCGGGGTTACGTCGTGACCGATCTGGCCACCGCCCGCAGCGCCCTGCAGCCGCTGATGCTGGTCCACGGCATCGAGGCTGTAGAGCGCGAGGGTCAGCTTGTCTTTTTCAACCGCACGGGGCGCAAGGATGTGGCACTGGACCTGCCGACACTGGCGGACCACCCCGAGACGGGCACGCCGCTGGAACTGACCCGCGCACCCGACAGTGAGATCGCGGGGCGGGTCCAGATCGGGTATCTTGACGCCGAGGCCGATTACGAAGCCGCAATGGCCGAGACCGTCCACGCCAGCGACCGGACGGTCGGCGTTGCAAGGTCAGAATTCGCCATGGCGCTGACGCGGTCCGAGGCCGCACGCACCGCCGCCCGCTGGATCGCGGAGGCATGTGTGGCGCAGGACAGCGCGCGCTTTGCCCTGCCGCCGTCGATGTCGGACGTGGCGACGGGCGATGTGGTGGCGCTGGGCGATGGCCGCTACCGGATCGACCGGATCGAAGAGGCGGGCTTGCGGCTGGCCGAGGCGACACGTGTGACCGATGCCCTCTATCTGCCGCAGGACCGGCTGGAGGAAGGCGCACGCCTGAAACCCTTTCTTGCGCCCACACCGGTCTACATGGCTTTCATGGATCTGCCGCTTTTGACCGGTGACGAAGTGCCCCATGCGCCCCATGTCGCTGCCTGTGCAGCACCCTGGCCGGGTGGGGCCGCGCTTTACTCCGCGCCGCAGGACAGCGGCTACATCCTGCAAGAGCTGTTCCGCACGCCCGACCCGATGGGTGTGACGCGGACGGTGCTGCCGAAAGGGCGGGTGGGTCTGTGGGACCGGCAGGCGGGGCTGCGCATCAGGATGACGGCGGGCACGCTCAGTTCCGCTGCAACCGAAAGCGTGCTGTCGGGGGGCAATACGCTGGCCATCGGCGACGGCTCCGAGGACGGATGGGAGATCGTGCAGTTCACCGACGCCGTGCTGGTCGGCCCGCAGGAATGGGAGGTGACGGGCCTTTTGCGTGGGCAGGCAGGCAGCGACGCGATGATGCCCGATGTGTGGCCCAGAGGTAGCCGCGTGGTCGTGATGAACGGGCCCCCGCGACAGATTTCCCTGCCTACCTCTGCACGTGGGCTGCAGCGGCACTATCGCTTCGGCCCGGTGAAACATGCCGTGACGCAAAAGACGTTCCGGCATCGGGTGCTGACCTTCAAGGGCAACGGTTATCGCCCCTATGCGCCTTGCCACCTGCGTCAGTCACAGGCAACGGGCGGGCTGCGCCTTGACTGGATCAGGCGCGCGCGGATCGACGGTGATCTCTGGGGCCAGACCGAAGTGCCACTGGGCGAAGAGCAGGAAAGCTACCTTGTGCAGGTGCGCCTTGGCGGGGCCGTGGTGCGCGAGGTGACGGTCAGCGAACCGCATTTCGACTACACCGATACGCAACGGGTGGCGGATACGGGTGGCACCGGCTTTACGCTGTGGGTGGCACAGGTTTCGGCCCGTTTTGGCGTCGGGCCCTTCACGGGGCTGGCGGTGGGATGATGCAGGCGGTGCATCTGACAGACCTCGACATTGCGGCGCGTGTGCTGGCGGGCAGGGCCTGCGAAACACGCGACAAGCTCGCCCGGCGCATGATCGCCTTCGCGCACTTGGCTGACCGCTACCGCAAGCGCACCGGCAAGGCCCATCCCCGCTGGGGGGCGGGCGCGTTGCAGGATGCCGCCCGGCGTCTGGGGCCTGTCACGGATGCGGATGCACGGTCTGAAGACTACCGATCCGCGCTTGCCACGATCCTCAGGGCGCTCGCCTACGATCACGAACCGTGATTTCCCGGTCGCCCCTTTGTTCTTGGCGTTTCGACCCTATGTCAGTTAGGCAGGGCCGCGCAGCGAAAGGGCATCAGCATGGCGCAGGTTCACACGAAGCCGCA